AATATTGTTCGAGATATTTTGTAAAGACCGATGATAATTTATATACATCATCTTGCCATTGAGTTTGATTTAAATTAACTTGTGTGAAGGACATTGGACCTTGATCGTAGGTCTCTTTATTAGACTCACTTTCAAATTTTTCAATAAGTTCATCACAATAATTATCATCTATTGCATTTTTATATATCTGTATATAATTATTCATAATTTATAGCGTCTGTTTCTGTTGCGAGGTACAGACAAACCCCAAGCAGACTATGCTGCTAAAGCGTAACCTTGTGAGTTAGCATTTATTAATAGTACGATATCAGCGACTAATCTCCTAAAAGTTTTACCTACAAGTCGATCCTATTTCCACCCCTTAAATTTCATTGTTTAAATGGTGGAGTGGCTGGGTATTGCACCCAGGTCCTTATTAGTTATTGTCTTCTAATCAACAATTAATTCTTTTATGTATCTTCGCCTGGTTCAATTGCAAATCTTTTGTAGTTATACAACATTGCTATTATACATTTCTCACCTTGATCTGGTGTCTCTATTGCTCTTAATATATGATGATCTACAACTGTTGAAGCATAAGTTGTAACCGCATAAACAATTTCACCTTCAGGTAATGCTTTCATTTTACCAAACGCTACTTCAACTGGCACATATCCTTGTACCTCTAATAAATTATTAACCTCATCTAAAGGTCCACACCATACTGGCATTTGTTGATAAGTCCAAGGAAATTGAGCCATTTCTCTAGGATTTGCTTTAGCATGATTCCAAGTAAGTGTCATACCAAATACAAAAACTAATGCAACAAATATTATAGGTAAGTTGTCTAGTATTTTATTTTTCATTTTTAAACTTTCTATGAAACTCCTCTATGGCGGGCTTGAGTAGAGGTAAATAATCCTTTTTGTTTTTAATAAAAGTTTGAGTTGCACCCTCTTCGGTTACTATTAATATAACTATTTGGTCAATAGGTTGTCCGTATAATTCTTCGTACATTTCACAATAAGCAGAAGTTTGTATAAAGTAGTTTTCTACCCACTCTTCCTTCTTCTCTTTCGTTGAGGTTTTAAAATCTATTACTGAAAGTTTACCATTAAATTCAGCGATACAATCAACACGACCTGCAACGCCCCACTTGTGACTACATAAAGTTCCCTCTTGTAGTACAATATTATTTATATTATCCAGTTCAGTTTTTAAGATGCTAAAGAGCGCTGTTGGTAAAACATCTTGTTTTGATAACTCTCTATTGTTAAGATAGTCCTCAGTTAGTGTGTGTACAGCTGTACCTCTCTTGGCTGCATTTCTCATAATAGTATTTGCAGCTTGTTCACCTACTGACTCACGCCATTTGATTATACCTTCATTGCCTCTTTCCGATAGCACAGTTGTAATAGATGGATACTTTTTACCATCAGGTAAAACATAAAATCTTTTACCTTTTATAGTCTCGGTTGTAAGCTCAATTGATTTTGTGGGTAAGGGAATATGAGTAAACTTCTTTACTTCAAAATTCTTTTTAAAATATTCGTGTAATGGATTCATAATATAATTATATCAGATAATTAGCAATTAGTCAAGCTATGTGCTTCTATGCTGTGTGAGCATATCGTTTACTTCATCTTTTGTAAATTGACCGAGAGCTCAGCTAGGTTTATATTCTTCGTATTGAGTTTTACCTGCGTCATTTCTAAACGCTCTTAAAGTTTGTTTTCTGTTATCAGTAGGACTCTTATATGAGCAATGTATCCAACCGCTATTAGGTTCTTCAGGTTTATGATACTCCAATATTAATTGATCGTAATCTAAATTTTCTACAATCCATTTTGCTAGTTCAGCATTCGGTGTGCCAAATATCTCGAAGTCCGCAGCCTGGCCTTTAGCGTGCTGTGAGTTTACAGATGATCCTATCGCAACACATAATTCTTCACTTCTAAACCCACTTGATACTGTTACTGGAGTAGCATAGTGATCTCGGACAGGTTGTAGTATATTCTCACATAATTTTTGTAATGCTGTAATCTGATCGTCATTAGGATTATTATTAATACCTTTACGCTCAGCCGTCTGGCTAGCCGTCATTTCTTTTAGGCTAAAATTTTTACTTAGTTTCATTTATTTTCCTCGTGTGATTGCAACAATCTTTTTCAATTGTGCTTCTATGACTTCTGCTCTATTTGGCCAATGAATATAGGCCTCTGGTGATTTAGCAAGTTTAATTAAAAGAGGTATGATTAATTTTTCTAGTGCTTTAAATTTATCTTTCATTTCTACGCCAAGATTATCTTTTCTTAAATCGTATTCATCATCCATTTGTTTTTTAGCAATTTCTAATTCTGTTTCATTTTTAGCAACAACTGTCTCTTTTGTATCGCCTACTAATCTTGTAAGTTTATCTAATTTACTTTCTAATCTGTTTATAATTTCACTAGACACAGCCTTCCCGACACCATCTGCTGTTTGTTTTACAACTTCTTGTGTTTCTTTACTTTGTGATTGTGATGGTTTACTCGCTACAGAGCTAAAACCCCAATCACCACTAGTGTCAAAATCGTCTAAAAAATCGAAATCTGCCATGTATATATTTATACTTTCTTCCCTTGTCGTTTTCTTCTATGTTTTGCTATTACATTATCAATTTGTGTCTCTTTTACTGATCTTTTCTTATATCTTTTTGCTAGTTCACTTGCTGGGTGTGCTTCAGATATCTTAGCCATTACATCTTTCCAACCACTATCAGTTTTACCATCTACTGTGCCTGTGCTAGATACTATGTTTAATTGTGTGGGTGGTAATAATTTGATATGTTTCTTTTTAATAAACTCTTCCATTTCTGAAATAGTCATCAAATCTGTATATTCTTCTTTTGTCTTTGAATTATAAAATCTATATGTTGGCACTTGCTACTCCTTCTTTAAACCAAACAGGCATTTCAGCAGGTTGTTTCCAAGTAGCAAATCTTTTCTTTTTCATTATATAATATTTTCTGTAACTTGCAACACTATCGCCTGGTACTTTACATTCTTCAGGCATTGCTGGTGTTGCGTCTGTACCTATGACATTTAGTGGTGAGTTCTTTGGTGGTATACTTAACAGTATACCTAATTTTTCTACACACATATGATCCTTTGTATGGTTATATCTTAACTTGTATTCATTATTTAGTGCCATCATATGTCTATATAACCACATGTAATTATAAGATGAAGACATCACCCATTGTGTGCTAGGGTGTTTTAACCAACCTGCTTTGTAAATGATTGCTTCTTCGTTAGGATTTTCTAGTCGCCATCTTTTAATTTTTCTACCGTTCTTTGTGTAATCGGTCCACTCAATACCATCTAATACTCTTTTTGCTGTACATAACATTTGAGCAGATTCTAATATCATTTTAACAACATGTTTATCACAACTCATTTGAGCAGCAACAACTGGATCTTTATCTAAATAAAATATATTCATAAGTCTATTATATCACAATTTAATTTAATGTACAAGCTTTCTCATTACATAGTCTAGCATTTTATATTCTCTTGCTAAATCAATAAGTTTACCAAACCATAGTCCTTTAAAATCATCACTTTGAGCATTTGCACATGCCTTAGCAAGATTGTCAAGTTTCTTATACTTTGTTTTTATATCATCTAACTTCATATTCACTCCTTATCTTTGTTAAAATACTTTTTATCTTTGAAAAATAATGTTTATCAGCCGCATATGCGTCAAGTGTTTCTACCAATATATATGGATCGTCAATACCATTCTCTCTCAGTTCTCTATATTTCTTATATGCACCACCATTATTTAATATATTCATATAGTTTAAAACACTATCACACTCATGCTCAAATACTTTCACACCCCATTTCTTAGGGTTGTTAGAAGGTAACATGTGTGGTTCTTGTAAATCATAAGTTCTAATGCCAAATAGATTTTTACCTACTCTTGCAAATCTACTATTACCCCAACCAGATTCTAATGCTGCTTGAGCAAGTAATAGTTCTAAATTTACTGGATAAATATCTGTTGTATTGTGTTCAATATATTCAACGCATTGTACAACATTGTCTATAAATTGTTGATTGTTAGTGTGTTCAAAATCAGGTAATTTGGGTATATTTGATTCTGCTCTAACATTACCTTGTTCAGTATAATAATAAAAAGTTGTAGCACAAAATAATACTACAATTACTGCCATCAATGTTCTAATAACTATTTTAAAGTTTGCCATCTTTGACTACCTTTCTAATATCTTTTAAAGTTTTCTTTTTATCCATTGTAATAACATACCATTTAAATCTAACCATGTGTTGATTAGATGGACCAATTAGAGGTATATCATACTCTCTTTGAAAAGTTAATAAACCTTTTAAATATAATTTTACAATATCATCTAAGTTTTTTTCGTAATGGTCTTTAGGTACAGTAGGTGTTTTAAATTGACCTTTACCTTTTACTAGTAGTTTTAAAATTTCTTTTTGTTTAGCATTTAATTTCATTGACAGTCCTGACCATATAAATCTTTGATTGATTTTTGCACTTCGTTTAATTCTTTTTTATCTTTATCCATAACACTTTTATATGCCACAGTATAAGCAATAAAGAAACCTATGATAGTTATAGGCACACCTATAAAAAACATTCCTATTCCGTGTATTGGATCCATACTATGCAACCTTTCCTGGTACTCTATTTAACATGTTAAGTCTCCACCTCATTCTACCTTGTGAATAACAAGTCTTTACTTTACATATATATTTTAATTCAACTTTTTCAGCAGGCAATTTTTCTACTTTACCACCTCTTGATTTAAATTGTTCAATTGTTTCTGTAATCATATTATCCTTATTTTAAGTATAATGGACCAGTCCATTGTATTGGGTAATTACCAGAAAGAACATTACCTCTGGCAGAATTTAAAGCAGGTGCATTGTAACCAGCAGCTTTCAATATATCACCTTTTTTAAAATGTTTAAAATCTTCTTTTGCAATAAAACAAAAAACACCAGTATCTTGTACAATCTT